TTGGCGATTGCCGAACCTGCATTGACTACCGCCACCGAATGTAAATCGCTCAATACGTTAGCGTCACTGACTTGCTTTAGCATCGCCGTTCCGGTCCCTAGCGTCGTTCCTGCCCTTGCTGTGATGATCGAAGTTGCTACCCCGATATAAATCGCGTTGTCGCTTATCGCGTCGCTCTTAGACCCCCCGCCGGACTTGCTAGGGCCTATCTGAGCTAGCAACGCCTGCGAGTCGGCGTAGTTGAAACTGTAGAGCGTTTCGTCTGCCATTAGGACACCCTAATCCAGCTTAACGTGTCTTCTTTCTTGACCCTGAACGATAGCTCGGCCGGGGTTGATGCCTTGGCCCCCGATCCGTTCAACGCTCCGACAATACCGAAGGCGTTTGTGTCGTCCATGTATCGCTTGCGTTTGTTGGCATCCGCTGCATCGAGCCAGAACGGCCCTATATCGGCCCTCTTGTCGTCGTGCGTGTCTGGATCGTATGTTACGCGGTACTTTGCTCGCCATGCTTGATAGCCCGCGTACGAGCCTAATTCAGCCTCTTGGACTTCGATAAGCATCGTTCGAGCCGCAAAAGTCTCTCTGCCCGTGTTGAACGATTGCGAATTTACCGTATCGTTTCGGTCGAGGAAATCCTTGAGTTTCAACGATGGGCTATCAAACTGGACGAAGGAAAACTGGCAAAGGCTTGTCGATGTGACTAGCGGTTGATCGAATGGCGTCCCGGCTGAATTGACTCCGTATTTCGCTGTTGGCGTTGTGCGATCCTTTGCAAGAACCTTTTCTTTCGTCGTGAATGAATCGATCTTGAAAAACGGAATCCAAGTAGCGGGATTCGGGTCTTGCTGTTCGTTTTGTTTCTGTTGCTCCGAGCCCGTCTTGAAGTTGGCTGTTACGTTCCAGTAAAGCGCGTGCTTCTCTTCGCGTTCGCATGTTACGTCGTCGCAAATCAATTGCAGGGGGCCATAGAGCAAACCGGCTCTTGGTAGTCCAGGGGTATCGTAAAGGACATCAAAACGACTCGATGTAACCTGATCGGTCTTTACTCGATAATTCCACGTCTCGCCAAATACAAGCGTGAAGCCCTCGCCCTTGCGACAAAAGCCGGACCCCTTGCGTAGCTCTGCCCCGATCAATTCGTTAGCCATTTCAGTTCCTTGCCAGTGCGAGTCTCGGGGCTGCTTCGTTCATCTGGTTGGCCTTGCGTGTCTCGGCTAGCAAGTCGCTTTGCCATTTCTTCCGCTCGGCCTTTTCCGCTGCATCGGCCCGCTGGTTTAGTAGGAATGCTGCCGCCTCTTTAGATCCGGCCCGCATCGATGGAGCGATCGACTTGGCGATCATTTCGCCAGGGTCGCCAAATCGGCCTTCGGTCTTTTGCTTGCGTTCTTGCATCGTCGCAAAGTCGCTTCGGTTCATAATCGACTGCTCGGCCAATGCTGCCCGTTTGCGGATGCCTTCTTTTTGCTTTTCGTTGTTGCCGGCCTCGACAAGTTGACGCTTGAACATTGCGTCAAGTTCTGCGTATTCTTTGCGTAGCGAGTCGCTAGCCAAGAACCCTTGGTCTTTCATTTCAGCAACGCGTTTTTGGATCTCTAGCTCTTTGTTTGCCGCCTCGATCGAAGCATGAGCCGCGTTTAGCTCATTGAGCCTTCGCGTTTCGTCCATGTCCATCATAGCCGCTTTGGCTTGCTGCTTTTCGCCTTCGGTCATACCGAAAGTATCGTCCATTAATTGCGACTTGCGGAAGGCTTCATCGTTGCCACCGAAACTAGCCTTGCGTCGATCTTCCGTAGCCTGCTTAATCCGCGATTGAAACGCTGAACGCTCGGCATCGATTCGCTTGTTATCGGCATCGATCGCCGCCTGTTGAGCCTTGGCTTTTCGTTCCTCTGCATCGGCCCGCTCTTTTGCTAACTTGGTCTTGGTCGCTTCGGCCTCGACGGCCTTTTTATCGAGTTCCTCGGCGGTTTTCTTGGCCTTGTTCGCCGCTTCGATTTCGCGATAGTAATCGTTTGCGCTTCCGGTCAGCGTAGCCCACCAGCCCGCCATAGCCTCCCCGCGTTTAGGTGTGTCCTCAATGGTTTTGTTGATTAGGTCTAGTGCGTTATTGACGCCAGGAGTAACCTCTTTGCCAATGCCAGCAAGAAAGTTTTGGTAGTGCGTTTGCAGCTTGGCGATCTTGACGGCCGTAGTTCCGGCCATCTTTTCGTTCATGCCGTAGAATCGACCGCCTGCACTTGTCGCGGTTTCCATCGCCTTAGCGACTTCCTCGAAGGATACTTTGCCGTCTTCCATCCGCTTGCGTAGTGACGCCATCGATTCGCCGGTTGTCCGGCTGATTTCCTGTAGCGGGTTGAACCCTGCATTGACCATCTGCAAGACCTCTTGCCCCATCAATCGCCCGTTAGCCCTCACCTGCCCAAAGGCTAGGGTAAGCGACTGCATTTTTTCATTGTTGCCCATCGAGATTTCGGACAACTTGTTTAGCGTCGGGATTACCTCATTGACGCTCAATCCGTAGCCCAAAAGCACCTTCGATGAGTCTTGAAACTGGGTTGCCGATAGAGCCGATTTTTGGTCTAGCTCGATCGTCGCATCGATCAGCTTCCTGGCTGCTGCTGCCGATCCTGTTAGCACCTCCATTTGTGCTTGGATCTGTTCGCGTGCCATCGCGACTTTCAATCCAGCCTGACCTAGATCGGCAATACCTTTGACGGCCCCTATCGCAAGCCCTGCGACGCCGATCCGACTTAAGGCCCCGGCTAGGCCATTGACGTTTTGCGTCGTTGCGTCGACCTTCGCCCAGCCTCGAAACGGATCGGGAATTTCGCTCGGCATGGTCCCGCGTTGCATGGCCTCCATGCTAGCTTGCTTGGCCTTAGTTAGCCTTGCCTCTGCCGCCGCCGCTCGATCCGCATAAGCCGCCGCGACTCCGTGTTTCTTGGCTAGGCTATCTACGGCCGCATTGTAGCTCGCCGCATTGATACCGCCCGCTGCAAACGCCCTGTCGAGTAACGCAACATCTTTAGCTAGCTTTTGGAATGGCGTTTCAGATGCCTTGATCGTTCTCGATAGGCTCGACAATTCGCCCCGAGTAAACTGACCGCCCTTGCGCAGTTCCTCGATGTCCATGCCGACTTTGATATTCGCAATGTTGATCGTCTGGGCCATTTACTTTTTAGCTCCCATCATTGCTTTCATCTGGTTGGCTATCGCGTCGCTGTTTTCAATCGCCGCTCGGATCTCGCTTGCTACGCTCTTCTTTGGCCGCCTGTAGCGTTCCGGCATGTAGTCGACTGCTTCGGGTGCATCGCTTCCGGCCTTCGCGTAGATCGGCAAATAAAGGGCCTCTAGCACCTTGGCAACTTGCATCCACGTTTCGCCCATAGGCTCCACTTGTTCCCATGCTAGCCACTGGTTTAGCTTGCCAGCCGGAAGGCTAGCGAGCCATGCCATCGGATCCTCAATACCTAGCCGCTCTGCGAGCCGAAAGCCTGTTCTTAGGCGTCGGCTCTTTCGGATTTTTTTGCAAGGTCGTTTATCTCCCGCTCATCGTAGTCCGACAAATCAAGACAAGCCGCATAGAGGGGAGCGATAAGGGACTTGGCCGCCCCTCGGATCTTCTCCCAGTTCTGCGTAGTTACCTTGCCGTTCGCATCGACATCATCGGTCAAAATCAATTGACCGTTTTCGTCGACGAGGCTGTAGGCAACTAGCAAGGCCCGATGTCGTTCGACTGCCCAAGTGCGATCCTTGGTTTGCATTCGGATTTCCATTTCCGAAGCGTCAGCCTCGGAGATTTCCCGAATCGTAAACACTTGATCGCCGATGGTGACATCCTTGGTCCTCAAAGGCCTAGATGCCATCGCCAAGAACGCTTCTCTTTTACTCGTCATCTTCGTCCCGCCCTTCTTCATCGAGTGCCTTTTGAACCGCTTCGACGAATTGCCGCGAATGCTGTTCAGGTCGCTCTACCTTAACCGATTCGATGTCCTGGCCGTCGGCCGCTTCGAGTTCAAGCATAGCCACCGCCTCATCGGTCAAGGCATCATGCGGGAACTGCAAAAGCGGTTGAATCTGCGAGACTTGGCCGTAAGGCAAGTAACCGACCAGAGCCCCATCGAAAAGAACCTGGAACTGCTTTAGTTTGACTTCGGAACCGTCGAATCGAGTCCCGAACTGTTGTTTGAGTGCGAACAAAATAGCCTCCTAATTAGGCAGCGGTGTAAGTGATGTCGGTCGCGCCGTCGAATTGAAGAACGTACTTGCCCTTCATAATGTTTCCCTTTTCGGCTTGCGGGAATTCAACCTCTTTGACGAATGCCGTTCCTTGATAGGATCCGGCCCCCGGCAAGGTGATCGTAACAGAGATTCCCGTGTAAGGCTCGCTGGTTGGGACCATCTCGGTTGCGATCGGCACGGCCGCCCCTAGCCAGTTAAACTCGATTTCCAAATCGGGATTCTTTCGCAAGTCTCCCGGTCGGTCCTCCTCGAATCCGGTTGTACCAAGATGCGAAATGTTGAGTACGTCAACACCGATCTTGATATTGCCGATCCGGGTAACTTGAGTTGTAACCACACCAGTACCGGAAATGGTCGCTCCGAGTCCAGTTCGTGCTTTTGTGAGTGCTGGCATAACTAAGGCTCTCCATAGTGAACCAAGAGGTCAAAACTAACGATATACCGATGCTCTTGGTTACCATCG